TACGTTCCTTGCTCATCCTGACCGCAAGGAGACAGCATTAAAACGGCTCTTGCCCAATTCGTCAGCTCGCTTGAACCAAATCCGCTGTACGCCTTGTCGTGCCCTTGGTAACCGCTGCCGTCCCGTGTTGGCTTTGGCGTATGGTGCATAAGCATCCAGGCAAATCCGCCAGATAGGGCTAGCGGGTTAAGCAAATTACGCAAAAAGCCACCGGCAGTCTCTTGGCTGGATAAGTCGCCACCGATAAAAGCCAGCAACGGATCTACCCAGGCTAAATCAGGCTTATGCTTATCACCCAAGCGACGCATCCTGTCGACGAACCGCTCACCCGTGGACGTACAGTCGCGAACGATCACGATGTTCTGCTTCACCTGATCCAGCTCCTCTGCGGTCAAGTCCAACGCCTTTAGGATGCCCTGCAACGCCTCAGCCACGTCGCCTTCGTCGTTCTCTGCTTGGACTATCAGCGACTTCAACGGCTTGCCGTGTGGGCTAATGCCAAATAGATCACGGCCGGCCGCCCAGGTGATTGCGGCTTGTAAGCACAGCACGCTCTTACCAAGGCCACTGCTACCCACCCACAACGCAGATCCGCCACGGCAAATCCACCGCTTGCCTAGCAGTTGCGTGATGTCGGAATCCTCCTTAAAATTAACCAACTGCTCCCAGCTATACGGCTCAGGAATATCCCCGTAGATCGTGCGCTCCATCCACTCCATGTAGGTCAGTGTAGGTGCGCCACATTCGACTAACTCCTGCTGCAATCCTGTGGCAGTACGCATCGCACCCGGCAACCGCGACAACCGGCCTGCGTCCTTGTTGGCCGGATCGGGCTTACTGTGCTCTAGGTGCTTGTAAATAAAGTCCACACGTTCGGCAAACTCCTTGGCGTTGGCTGCCCTGATCTCCACCCAGGCGTGCAGGCTTCTTGATCCGCTCTTTATGATAGACGACGTAGGCAGGCCGCTGCGCTTAATAATCGCCCACTGTTCAGCCATCGTACTTTCATCGAACTCGATCAGGCAGTGGCGGTACTTCACGATCGACTCCGCTTTCCGATTCTTTCCGTTGTTAGCGTTGATCGACACATACACGCCCACTGCATCGCCTTGCCACTCCTTCAGCCCGTCAGCCTTAAACAGCTCTAGCCATTCCTCCCGGCTTCGCGTCTCGCCTGCACCGTCCGGCCGCTCTCGGCCGTCCTTATCCTTAATCGATCGGCAGATATTGATCTGATCCCCTACGTCGAAACAAGTGGTTAGGAATTTATCTACCGGCCCGCTCTCCACGCTAATCGGCATAGGCGGCACTGGCAGATCCTCACGAACGATCGCCCCGTTTTGATAAGCATACTTTGCCTTCGGTTTCCACGCCTCCCTGGCTGGTTTGCTGAACGCGGATCTGACTGCGCTCACGGCCTCGTTCTGCGAAAGCCCTACCTTGTAGGCCCACTCCTCTGCGTTAGTCGTTGCGTCGAACTCAGTCAGCCCTTGGTCACGCCATTGGCAGGCCAGCTTAAATAGCTGCGTGTTGCGTTCGCCTTCAGCGGCTCCGTTCCGATGGATCGCTTCGATTGCGGGTGGTAGGGGTGCGATCATTTTTTAGCAAACGCCCCCAGCGCCTTGACGATCACGTACTCAATCACTGCCTCTTGATCTTTCTTTAATTGTTTCATCCCAAATGCGTGCAACGCCTTGGCCGTCTTGGCGTCATAGGTTACGTCGACCAGAACCTGCTTCGGTGCAGGCCGTGCTTTGCCAAAAGTAATTTTGCCTAGATCCTTCATTTGCGTTTATTCCTCTTTTTGCGTGGCTTCACTTCCTTCCAAATTTCAAAGTCCTTGTCGCAATCCACAGACAACAACATCAGCCGCTGATACAGCCAACCGCCCCAGCTCCACCGGGCAATCGTTTGGCTGACCATGTCTCCTAAGTAATAAAACAAGATTGAAAGCAGTTTCATTTTTTGGCCTCCATCGCCTTGGCCTTATAGCCCTCGGCCTGCTTCAGCATTTCGGTCGCCATAAGAACGGCCAGATCCAGCCTAGTGCTTACTGCATCATACTGCTTCTTCAGTAAATTCTTCTTCGCACGTTCGAGCACGGCCAGATGCCAGGTAAGGCGTTTTACGCTCATAAATTTTCGTACTTCTCCATAAAAGGGATGTCGTAAGCGCAATGATTTCTAAATTCAGGAATTTGCATCATAGTTTTATGCAAACTCTGCGCATCGACTTTGTCCCTGATAACTGCGTGATGAAAAGCAACCATCCAGAAAAGACCTACACCCATTGCTTGCATTTTTGTTGGGTCGCTTGGCCACACCATTGCAAAACCATGTTTTTTTTCAAATGCGCTTAACAATCCATCGCCTTGTTGAAACAGGCACGAATGCTTTGTGCCGTAAGCATAAGCCAGACATATTTTCACCACTGCCCCATTCCCCAGCGGTGGCGATTGGCGCGGGCCTCTCGCACACAGTCGGCGTACTGCTCCGGCGTGTAGGTACCGATGACGCGGGCGGAGAACATGGCTAGAAGATCTTGCAGGCTCACAGCACCGCCTTTGGCAGCGGCCCCGCCAGTTTGTAGACGTACTTATTGCGATCGTATTCCAGCGGATAGCCAAAGAAGTCACGCAGCAGATCAATGTCCCGCTGGATGGTCTTGTAGCTACATTCGAGTTTAACACCCAACTTGGCACAGCTCGGCAGCGTTAGATCCCGGCGCAACATTCCAGCGATCACGCCCAGACGGCGAAACGTAGGCCGTGTATCGCCAAGGCCCGCAGCGCGATTGCGCTTAGACGCAAACGTGGCGGCTTTCGTACTCACTTCATCACCTCGACCATCGCCACCTTCGGAAGGCGCATCGCGTTAAACTGCTTTTCGCTGGCAGCAAAGACGTCCACCACGGGCAACTTTCCACCGCTCGCCTTTTTGCTCTTAACAGCAGTACCAGTATCCACGGCCACCCACTCACGCTTCCCGCCCATCACACGGATCTTGCTCCACAGCGGAATGATGTCTGGATCGACGGCGCAGTGACGGCCAGCACGCAGGCGTGTGCCCGTGCTGGATTGATAGCGGCTCGACCACTCATCTTCTCCGGGCCAATAGCCAGTGATGCGAACTTTAATCTTCTTCACGTCGATCTTTTTTGCGATGGGGCGCAGATCGATTAGTGCGTTACTTAGCTTTGTCGTTGTAAAGCCAAACAGAGCGAGGATTGAAAGAAGTGTCCTCATAGCCCCGGCCTCATGCGATCAATCAGATCGTTTTCGCGTCCTTCAGCAGCCGCCAGCGCAGCCTTCGCCTCCGCCAGCTCACGGGCCAACGAGCGCACGCGGTTCAGCAACTCCTCCTGGGTGGATTGTTCGGGTAGGATTTCAATCACAGCTCACCTCACGCGGGTCGTACTTCTTAAGCCAACGCCAGACCTTGCAGATGGACGTGAACGCCTCGAATGCCTGGGCAACTTGCTCGGCCGTATAGCGAATGTCCTGCAACTGGCCGGTGATTGGATCGATCAGAATGTTTCGGCAGGCCATTCCGTCGTCCGTGAAGGCGTACGCGTATGCACTAAGCTGCAAAAGATCAGTTTCATAGCCCGATGCTTTTGAGACGCCCTTTGCGTCTTTCTTAAATTTCCTAGTTTTGAAATCGACCACCTCGATCTTGCCATGGATGTCGGCGATTAAATCCACTCGGCCTGCATAGCCTTCCGCTTCGTTGACTAGGACAGACTCACTGGCGTGCACCTTGCCCACGCAACACTCCCGCCATTCCTTTAGGCCCGCATAATGCTCCTCGTAGCCTTTGAGTAGCTCGCCCGGCTCTTGCCGATTGATTATCATTTCAGCCAGCGAATGAATGTGAGTCCCGCGAAGAGCTGCCGCCTCCACTTCCTTGCGGCTGTCTAAGACCACTCGCTTGGCAAAATCGGCCAACGATTCACCATCGTTGCGCGGGAGCGAAAGAGCCGCAGCGATCGCTTGCTCCTCTTTCCAATTCATCAGCCCCTGCTTGCTGGGGCCAGCAGCTCCAAGGATGGTGGTCACGGACGGATACGCCCCCACCTTCCGGGCGGATCGCAAGTCACCGTGGCATGACTCACCTGACGCTAGGTAATAGTGCGACGACTCCGTCTTTGCCGTGGCAATAAGCGCAGCCATTACTGCCAGTCCTTAATGAGTCGCATGGTCATAAGGGCCAGCACGACTGCGGTGGTGGGGAATACGATTTGAACTATCAAAGTTAGGATTTCCATTTTGGTATTCTTTCTGGCCGAGGTGGGGATTGCCCACCCCGGCCAAGTGCTCAGAACGGCACGGGAGTTCCGTCGGCATCTAACTCGACGACGGCTGGTTTCGGTGCGCCAGGGCGATTGCATTTCCTGACGAAGTCTTTGTCGACTTTCACCTTGTTTGCTCCGGCAGGGAGTACCGCCTGCACGTTTGCGTATGTAGAGCCATCACGCTCTGCATGTGTCACAAGGATTTGGCACGGCTTACCGATAAGCGTTTCCAGATCCAGATTCTGCGGTGGCGCCTTTTTGGCGTAGGATTTCAGATCTTTGAACAGAGCCGCTTTCTCATGCAGGCTCAGTCCGTAACGCCGGCCTATGGTGAACGGCCGC